GCAGGTATTGAATGGGCAAAAAGAAAACTCGCACAAATAGACAAAACAAAATTATCGTTTTCGATTATCAGCGAAGAGAAAAGAATTATATCGGGAGCGCTAATGTTAGCCGATGAGTTAATTTATCGTAACAATGAAAAAATGGGCGAGCACTACGTTAAATTTTCAGCGGACACAATAAAAGCGATTGCTATTAAATGGGCAAAGAAAAACTATAATAACCACGTAAACTTAATGCACGACCCCGAACAAAAAGTAAAAGGCGTTACAATGTTTGAAAGTTGGTTGGTAGATACCGAGCGCGGAATAATGCCAATGAAAGGATTTGAAGGCGTCGCAAATGGTAGTTGGTTTGGGAGTTTCTATGTAGAAAATGAAAAGGTATGGCAAAGCATAAAAAAAGGCGATTATAAGGGCTTTAGCGTCGAGGGTTTGTTTGACTATGTCGAGCCGATTTCAGCCGAAGAAAACGCCTTAAAAAAGATAGGCGAATTGTTAAACTCAATTATTGAAGAATAATTCTATATTATATTATGAAAGCAACAGAAATTATACAAAGATTAAAAGAGCAATTTGCGGAATTGGTTAATCAACCAACGCAAACTCCAGTTGCAATGATAAGCGCAACACTTGAAGACGGAACGGCAATCGAAGTTACCGCACTTGAAGTTGGCGGAATTGTAACAATCGCAGGAGTTCCTGCACCTGCAGGCGAACACAAATTGAGCGACGGTACGGTTATCGTTGTAGGCGAAAACGGTGCAATCGTTGAAATCAAAGCAAAGGTTGAAGAAATGCCAACAGAAGAAGTGCCACCAATGGTTGAAGATATGGGCGCTAAATTTTCAAGTTTGGAAAATTCAACAAAAGAAAAGTTTGCATCTTACGAAGAAAAATTTGCAAACTACGAAACAAAGTTTGCTGAATACGAAAGCAAATTAACAAAGGCAACTCAAATGATAGAGGGGTTAATTAACTTAACTAAAACACTTGCAGAAACGCCAACAGGCGCTCCAGATTTAGCGGTTAAAAACAATTTTGTAGAAACAAAGAAAAAGGACTATTCAATATTATTTTCATAAAAATTAAAAATTAAATAAAATGGCATTATCATTAGGCACATTATCAGCATATACAAAACAACTTGTTGAGCCTTTATTAACGAGCGCGGTTATCGGCGCAAAAACGCAACAAATGATTATGGATGGCGGTATCGTTATTCCAAAAGCAAAATCAACTGTTGCAATTCCTTTAATGGATACAGACGCAGTTTTCCAAGCGGACGGATGCGGTTATTCTCCAAGCGGAACAACTTCATTTACTCAAAGAACTATTACAGTTGGTAAAATTCAAGTAAGTGAAACAATTTGCCCTAAAAACTTTGAGGCTTACTTTACACAAGAGGCTTTAAAAGCAGGTAGCACTTACACAGATTTTGGAAACGCTCAATTTTTGGAAGCGTATTTAGCAAAGAAAAATGCGAGAATTTCAGCGCAAATTGAAACTGCAATCTGGCAAGGCGATATCACAGGAGCAGGCGGTGCAAACTTGAATAAGTTTGACGGATTAAGTAAATTAATCGATGCAGGAACTCCAGTTGATGCAAACGTTTCAGGATATACAGGCGTAGCAACAATAAGCACAATAACTCAATCAAATGTTATCGCGGCTACTGAAGGAATTTACAAAGCAATTCCTGCAGAAGTTATGGCAAAAGGCGATGTTAAAATATTCGTTGGTTATGATTGGTATCGTTTGTTGATTTTAGCTTATAGAGCATTAAATTTATTTAGCTACAATCCACAAGACGTAAACGCTCAATCATTCATTTTGCCGGGTACAAACATTGAGGTTGTTCCTGTGAATGGTTTAAATACAACAGGCGACGCTTACGCAATTTCTTTATCAAATATGGCTTTGGCTGTTGATTTAGAAAATGAAGAAGGTAACTACCGCGTTTGGTATAGCGAAGACAACGACGAGGTAAGAACTAAAGTTGCTTTTAAAGTAGGTGTGAACGTAGCATTCACAAACGAATGTGTGAAATTTAAATCAGCTATCTAATAACAATATTAATTACAAAAATGGTGGTGCAATAAACGCCACCATTTTTTTTAAAACTTAAAATATGCCTTGCGAAATTACATCAGGTTATGCGATAGATTGTCGCGATAGTATCGGCGGAATAGATGCTATTTATTTAATTGAAAATTCAGCGCTTTACGATGCATCAGGCGTTAGCCGTGTAACTTATGCGTCTGGAGTTGTAACCGCTTTAACAAAAGATAGCGGTAAGAAATTCTACAAATTTGAAGTGCCACGCGCTACGGCTATGGCATCGAATAACATTACAGCGTCTCAAGAAAATGGAACTTTGTTTTATACTCATATGGTTTCGTTTCCTTTAAATTCGAGAAGTGCAACAACTCGCAACATTATCAACACGTTGGCGAAAAATAGAGTAACGATTGTTACAAAAGATATGGACGGCACTTATAGAATGTTTGGACAAGGTTTTGGTTTGTTTTTAGATACTGCGGAAGGTGGTAGCGGTACGGCTTTGGGCGATAGAAACGGATATCAACTTTCATTTAGCTCGCAGGAGGCAGAGGACTTTTTGGTAGTACCTGCAAACATTGCATCGGCTTTGGAAACTCCAGGCACTTAAAAATATTTTTCTATGAAAAACAGCCCACCGTTACCGAGCGTTTCGGTGGGTTTTTAATTTTATATGATACATTTAACCAAAGGACAAACGCAGACGGTTTATTTTAATGCCTCGCAAAATTGCGTTTTAACTAATCCTTATTTTTTATTTGTATTTACAAATAGAATTACGCAGGAAGTGGTTAAATTTGTTGCAACTAATACGAGTACAACTTTGCGATACAATAAATTTTCTTTGGTTGTTAATAGCCAATTTGGGACGAGTGAGGAGGGGTTTTGGACTTACAATGTATATGAGCAAGTAAGTAGCACAAACACGAATATAAGCGGTTTAAAAAACGTTGAAAATGGATATATGTATTTACATCCTGCAACAGCATTTACACCGAGCGAATATAATGAACAATCAAACACATTTGTTACATACAATGGATAATCAATACAAAGTAATCGAATTAAAATTTGACCGCGCTTTAAAGCCTGTTTTTACTGAAAAGAAAAACAAAGGCTTTGTTGAGTTTGGGGAATTAAATAATTATCCAGATTATTTACTTTCATTGTATAATGAATCGCCAAAGCACGGTGCAATCGTTAAAGGGAAATCAACATACATTTTCGGACGTGGTTTTGAAGACAAAGGTAAGGCGAATAGTAGAGGCGAATCGTGGAACGATATTTTAAAAAAATGCGTTAAAGACGATGAACTTTTTAGAGGTTATTATTTACAGGTTATTTGGAATCGTGCAAAGCAAATAAGCGAGGTTTATCATATTGACTTTTCAAAGGTTAGGGTTTCAAAAGATTTGAGTTGCTTTTATATAAAAAATGATTGGTTAGATTGGAAAGAAAAGCCTCGCGAATATCCGCAATTTAATGTTAATGAGCCTTACGGTAGCCAGATATATTACAAACGCGAGTACAACCCAACAAGTTCAATTTATCCTTTGCCGTCTTATTTTCAGGGTTTAAATTATATTGAATCGGATATCGAAGTTAGTCGACATATTTTAGGGAATGCAAAGCAGGGTTTTGTTGGTAGCACTTTAATAAATCTTAACAACGGCGATCCGATAAACGAAGAGCATAAAGGCGAAGTTGAAAAAGGTTTATTGAAAAAATTTACAGGAGACAGCGGAAAGCGTGTCGTTATAATGTTTAATAAGTCAAAAGAAAACAGCGCGGATATTCAAAGTTTGGGTACTACGATGCTAACAAAAGAGGACTTTACAAACATCAACAATCTAATACAACAGGAAATATTTGCATCGCATCAAATTACGTCGCCGTCTTTATTTGGAATTAAAACCGAAGGGCAATTAGGCGGACGTACAGAAATACGCGACGCTTACGAAAT